CAGGCATCCAATATATTAGCGGTGTACACAACACTAGTATCATGTCGCTTCAGACACCCAACGTAAACTCTGACCATAGATGGTATGGCTTCGGAGTTATTCGGCCTTCTAGCATTGGTAAAGCAGGTTCAATAATCAACCTAAGCCTAGCTAACACGCTGCAGCCAGATTAAAGGGGGTAGTAATGCCACAAACTACACTCCCTCTACGTAACCTCGGGCAGACTGGGGTTATCACTGACCTTAATCCATACAACCTGCCAATAACAGGTTTTACTAAAGGCGTTAATGTCCGTTTTGACGAAGGCAAAGTCTCACGCTCACCAGTATTCCGAGACATTAAAGACAACATAGGGTTCGACCCCAGAGCAGCTTTTGGTGTCGTGCCAAGCTCTGGTTTTGATTCAGTAATTGTTGTGAGTGATGTTTGGAACATCTCAGAATATGTATCTGGGTCATTTACCAACGTAGCTGGTTCTATCACAGGAACAACAGACCCCAGACCTTTCACCATCAGCTCACTGGCAGATGTTACTTACATCAACAGACCAGACAGAGTGCCAGTCTACAAAGGGCCACTGATGGCAAACTTTGCTGACCTGCCTAACTGGCCCAGCAACCACAGAGCCAACGCCCTACGGCCCTTCGGAGACTTCCTAATAGCATTAGGTATGACCGAGGGCACGACCAGTTTCCCAAACAGAGTGCGTTTTTCAAACCTAGTCGATGCGAACTCCGTGCCTGATAGCTGGGATGAAACAGATACAACTAAGTCAGCTGGGTTTAACGACCTTGTGCAGATGCAGACCCCAATAGTTGATGGTCTCGAGCTTGGAACAAACTTCGTAATCTACAGCTCATCAGAAGCAATATTGATGGAGTTTGTAGGCGGCACATTCTTGTTTAACTTCCGCAAACTATTCGGAGACGAAGGCATCATCAATCAAAACTGTGTGGTCGAGGTAGATGGCAAGCACTTCGTGTTTGGTAATAACGAGATTTATGTCACAGATGGAACGACACGCAAGTCAATATCTGATGAACGCATAAGACAGTTTGTTTATGGCGGCATGAATAAGAAAAACGCCGACAGGTTCTTTGTGCAACACAACGAGGCTCTGTCAGAAATCTATTTTTGTTACCAATCAGGTGATAGCCTAGTCAACTTCGTGGATACGGCCCGATGCAACAGGGCAGCTGTCTATAACTACCGTAATAACACATGGTCATTGATGGACTTACCTAATGTAAGTGCAGGAGCAACAGCCAATGTAAACTCCGTGTCTACCTACGCAAACTCGACAACCACATATGCGCTGGTAGGCGGCTCATATTATGACCAAGAGAACAGCTTCAACAGGCACACTTTGATGGTCGGCAACCAAGATACAGCCAATAACATAGCATCATCTAAATTATGGGCCTTAGACTTAGCAGATGGCGGCTCACTAGCTTTCGACCTCGATACTACAGCAACCAAGTTGCCTTCGTTAGAGCGTGTAGGGATAGATTTAGATGAAATACAGCAGCCGCTCGATGGCTATAAGGTCGTCACAAGGATGCTGCCTCAGATAAGCACAGAAAATACGCAAAATACGCAAGTTTTCTTTGAATTTGGCGCATCTGACATACCTAATCAAAACCCGAACTATAGTGCCTCAGCTACTTTCGATATCTCAACTGATTACAAGATAGATAGCAGGGCAGCTGGAAGATACCTAAGCTACAAAATGACTGTAGCAGCAAATGATTATAAAGATTTTCAATTCAGCGGTTTTGACCTTGATGTGACAACGACAGGCAAGGTGTAAAATGGCGGTCAATGAAAAGAATAATGTTGTCCTCAGCGGATATCAGCGTGGGTCTACACCTGTGCTGGAAGAGAGCGTCATCCGTTATCTACAGGACGAACTTCAACGCATAGAGAACTCCCTACGGTCACTCGTTGTGGCTGGTGTAGAGGTACTCGATGAACCCCCCAAAAACCCAATCAAAGGAATGTTGAAATTCAACGTCTCACCTTGGGATGCCTTGGGTGATGGTTCAGAGGGTCTGGTTCTCTACAACGGTAACGCATGGATAAATGTGTAAACATTAAGGAATAAAAAAATGTCTTTTGGAGCTTTTGCGTCTATAGCTGGCGGCCTTATGGGTATGTCTGCAGCAAACAAGCAGCGGAAAGCGCAGGAAGCTGCTATTCAAGCGCAGATGGCAGGGTTCAACCTAGCCAAGCCATACATAAGCGATATGTATCGGGGCGGTACTGACGCACTCAACGCCTCACTGGATGCTGGCTATTACGGTGGCCCGACCTACGCTGGTGTAAACCAAGCACAAACTGACGCTATCAACGCTATGGAAGGCACTGGCAGGGCTGGTGCAGCTGATGCCACTAATTTTATGAATCTGGGTCGTGGTTTTGGACAAAACTATTCTGATTTATACAATCAAGCCTCTCAGGATATGCTTGGCAACGCTATCAACTATGCCAGCTCCAATGCAGACCCATTAATACGTAATGCTATGCGTAATGATTACAGAAATCTGATGGAAAACCAGCTCCCTCAGACAGGATTGTCTGCATCTGCTACAGGTAACACAAACTCCAGCAGACGAGGAACTAAAGAGGCAATTTTAGAGCGTGGTTTCCAAGATAGATTGTCTGATACCACCGCAAACATCTCAGACCAGCTTGTTGACCGCTCATTGACTGCGCAGCAGAACCAGCTGGCTAATATGACAACAGCGAACCAGAATTTAGGTGCGCTTTATGGGTTGGGTCAGGACAACGCAGGTGCAAACCAGATGCTTGCAGCTGGTGAGCTAAGAAGAGCAGGTGACCAAGGACAGATGGATGCGAATAGAGCAGCCTTTGAAGGTGACCGTGACTTTGCTATGGACCAATATATGAAATACAACGCTGGCATCCTTAACAATGCTCCACAAGCTGTGGGTCAAGTACAACCAAACTTAACTGACCCCATGATGGGTGGCTTTGGCGGTGCTATGTCTGGCTTCGGTTTTGGAAGACAGTTTAATATGCCAAGTTTTGCAACACAGCAGCCAGCTGTTTCAAGCAGCTATGGCAATTTCATGTCACCAGAAAGACAGCAACAATACTTTAGCGGTAGTCAAATGAATTTTGGCGGCAATCCATATATTTAACAGGGGCTGAATATGTATCAATTACTAGACCCAATGAGGGTCAATATTCCAGTTTATCCTAATATGAATGGCGGCATCCTATCTAACCCAGCTGCTGCAATGGGTATGAATATGCCTCCACCGATACTGACAGCTCCAAACGCTCGCTCAGGCGCACCACTGGCTCTGCCTTCACAAAGGATAGGCACAAACGAGATGCTTATGCGTGTCGGTGGTCAGATAGCAGGTGGTGCTTCGCAAGGTGGTCTTAACGCTATCGAAAAAGGCACAGAAGAATACGGCAGAATACAGGATTTAAATCGCAGTAATGCACTAAGAGAATATAACGCCAAAGTCATGGGCCAGTATCGTGACGCTCTAGGCCAGAAAGCTATGAAAGGCAAAGGACAGGGGAAAAAGACTGCATCACCTTATAATGCAATCGTGATTCAAGACTTAGACAGAGCATTGAATATGATTGCTGTCGGTCATGGTTTAAATGAACAGACTGGCGTGTTCGAAGGTGACGGAGACTTCCGCAATAACGTCACTGGCCTCGGCACTACGACTATGGGCGAGATGTTTGCTGGAACTCCTGCAGCTGACTTCCAAGCACTAACTGACACAATCAAGTCAAACATTGGTTTCGATAGATTGCAGCAGATGCGAAACGATAGTCCAACAGGAGGTGCTTTGGGCCAAGTGTCTAATCAGGAATTGGTGTTACTTAACTCTGCACTTGGTAGCTTGTCACAGAAACAAAGCCCAAGGCAGCTTTATGACAACGTGATGCGCATCAAGACGCATTATCTCAGAGTTATCCAAGCACTGAAAAATGAATATGAAGCTGCAGGATATGACTTTGAAGATGTGATGGGAGACCCATTACCGACTACTCCACAGCAGCCCACCAGTGATGATGACGCTCTAGTGCAGAAATACCTTAATCCGCAACCATAGGAGCATGGCATGGACATGAACCAGCTTTTGCAAGCACTGCGTAATGCAGATGCTGCAGGAGACACTGCCGCTGCGTCTCGTATCGCTCAGATGATACAGCAACAAAGACAAGCAGCCGCTGCTCCAGAACAGCCTAGTGTTGTAGAAACATTAGGCAAAGGTATGCTCGACAGGGTCTACGCTATGGGCGAGGGCATCACTGACTTTATGCCTACCGTAAACAAAGCACTGACTGGCTATGAGAACCCACGTTTATATCTGCCTACAGGCGATGATGGGTTTCAGTTTAGTGACCTTAAAAATATGCGGATGATGGATGAAAAAGACCTTCCATCTGGCAACGTAAATCCACTTGGGTTTACAGGCAAAGAGTTTGAAAACGCAGCTGACTATCTGGCGAAGAACAGGAAAGCACTAAACTACCAGCCACTGACACCGTGGAATGAAGTTAAGTCTAACCCCACACCACAGAACGTCCTTGCCTTTATGGGTGAGGCAGCAGTGACCAGTTTGCCAGACATGGCAGCTGCTATGATTAGCGCACCAGCTTACTTTGCAAGTTATGTTTCACCAATCGCAGAAAAGCGAGCAGAAAATGATGGTCGCACACAAGTAACGCCAGAAGACTTAGCTGTCGCTGCGGTAGCTGCAGCTGGTATTGCAACAGCTGAACGCTTTGGTGCTAAAGGCGTATTTGGTCAGAACGTAGGTAACGCGGCCCAGCGTGTAGTTGGAGCTGGTGCAAGAGAATCTGGAACTGAAGCTATTCAGAACCCATTACAGTACGCAGCTGAAACAGTTGGCACGGAAGCTGGCTTCGACCCAGTTCAGGCAGCTGACCAAGCAGCAGCTGGTGCAGTTGGTGGCTTTGGCGCAGGTACTGGCCTTAGAACAGGCACAGAGCTTGCTACAGCTGGCGGTCTTACAGCTCCTGACGACATGGAAGCAGCTGGTAATCTTGCCAGACGCTTAGACGCTACAGCCAAAAACAATGACTTCAATACTGGCAATGTATCTCAGCCGATGAACCCAAAAGGCGCACGAGCTTTGCTCGATGATGCTCATGTCAGCATTGCTGAAGAAATAAAGACTGAGGAAACAGCCCTCGGCAAAAGCCTCAAGCCAGATGCAAAGACAGATACAGAAGAAACAAAGCGGTTAAAAAACCTCGCAAAAACAGGTCTACGTAACGCTAGAAACAAAACCAAAGGTACAGTCACAAGAGAACAGTTTAACGCTGTAGACCAGCTTGTAGGAAATACAAGTGAAGGCCAGCGTCTGCTATCTCTCATGCGTGAAGGTAACGAGCTGACCGCCTTACACAATCAAGGGCTGAAAGGTGGCGTTTCCCGTGTTACTGACTTGCTTAATCCTCTGGAATTAGGGCAAGGTTACGCTGTTAGAAAAGCTATCGAAGCTCCAGCTAAGCTGGCTTTGACTGGCGGTCTGTTTGCTGTAAACCCAGCTCTTACTGCAGCTCAAGCTGGCGCAGTGGTTGGTGGTCGGGCTATCGATGCGCTTACAGGCAAACGCAGCAATGTGGCTAACTACATCAGACAAAACAGAGACAATACTGGTGTTCGTGAAACACAATCTCCGTCTGTTCGAGCAGCTTTAGATGCACAGAACCAAGACCGTACTGCTGCAAGAGAAACACAAGAGAAGCTAGACAGGCAGGACTTCGAAGCTAACCGACCAGTTACTAATATGGCTGCTCCAGTAGGCCAAGTATTCGAAAGCACAGGCTTGGATAGACAACAGCAAGTGGCAGTAGCTGAACGCATGGCACAAATGCCTGAGCATCAGGACATCAAGCCACAGCTCGAACAGCTAATAAAAAGCGTGAAGGGCACTAATCAGCGTGTAGATAATATCAGGAATATCATTGCAAGAATTGCTGAAGAAGTTCAGAAGCAGGGCATTGCTGTCAATAACCAGACTTCTGGTGGAATACCCAGATTAACTATCCCAGTCTATCCAGAAGGCAATCCATTAGATGCAGCTCGGAGACAGCAAGGCATAGATGACAACAGAGCCAGAATAGACACTCTTAGGCGACAGGTAGCTGGCGACCAAGACATAAGTGCTAACGATAGAAGTTTGGTTGAGGATGCTTTACGTGACCTGACACTTGATTTAGGTCGCAACCCAGTCGAAGCAGCTGAGCGTATTGTGAACGGTGCAGCAGCATTGGCAGACAATAAAGGCAATGTGACGAAGTACCTTAACAAGTACCTAGACAGAGTGAGGCAGCAGCAATCAGGAAAAAAGTTTGAAACGTCAGCTGACCAACCAGTTGGCGAGCTTTTTACAGCTGAGGCATTCAACGACCCAATGCGGATATCTCCCAGAAGGCCAACTGCTGTAAGAGCAACAGAAGATGCTTTGGCTGGAGAGCCTTTGCAGATTGGTTCTGATGCAATATTGAACTCAGACTTGGGCGGCAAATTACTGCCAAAAGTTATGAACTATCTAGGCATCAAAGGTGAACGGCAGAAAGGTGACAATAGACCTGATGACCAAATCTTTGTAGACCACATCAAAAACAACCTATTGCACCTGTATAAAAGTGTCAGCCCTGAATATCGTGAACGGGCAAGACAATGGTATGTAGGCGCAAACAGACTAAGCCAGCAAGCAGCTGACAAATATGGTCTGGCACTTCATCAGGTGGCTGGTGTGATGGCATCTCTGTCACCACAAAAAGACTGGTATATGAACTACGATTTAGGCATCAGAACTCTTGATGCTTATAACCAGATTAAGCCAACAGATATCTTCGACAAAAAAATGGCATCAGCGTTCAGGCGTATGATTAAAAAGCAAAACCCATTGCCGCAAAAAATGCTGAAGCTCGACCTTAAAAATATGAAGGATAAGCAGTTTCAGGAGATGAACTCTGTTCAAAAGGCTATCTTCATTCGTTTCTGGGATGAGGTAAACAATCCAGAGGGTGGACATAGGGTCATTACACCAGAAGGTGATTTAATTGATTTCCAGATGACTACAAAAGGCGAAAAGTCAGGCACAGCTTGGAACGGCTTTGGTGATATCAAAAAAGCCATCAATATCATCGAAAACGGCTCACGTGAGAATATCGATGAGCAGCTCGGCATGATGCACAAGGTGCGCAGCTTCTATAACAATATTCTCAGCCCTATGTCTGACCAAGGTGATGTCACTATCGATACCCATGCAGTGGCAGCTGGTCACTTGCGTCCTTTCTCAGGAAACCATCAAGAAGTGATGGAAAACTTCAAAGCTGGCGGCAAGTCTTCAATCACTGGTGCTGTTGGTTCTTATGGTCTTTATGCTGAAGCGTACAGGCAAGCAGCTGCAGAGGCAGGAGTGCTGCCAAGAGAGATGCAATCCATCACTTGGGAAGCTGTTAGAGGTCTGTTTACACCAGCCTATAAAGGGCAGAAGAAAAACCAAGAAACCATAGCAAATATCTGGAAAAGATATGACGCAGGTGATATAACAATAGACCAAGCTAGACAGGAGATATTCGATGCAGCAGGGGGTATTAACAGGGCCGCATGGGAAGGACAAGGACGAGATAATCCAGCACCTGAAGGAGCTGGGAGTAGTTCCGACACAAGAGACTTATCTGGCGATAGCCTATCCAGAGCAGGAGATAGACGCAGAGTTGGAAGCGAACCTTCCAGACCACTTCTTCGAACTGCCGAAGGAATAAACGAAGACCAAGACACAGAACTCAGAATAAACTTTGACAATGATGCTTTGGCTGCTGCAACAGCTAGTGACTTAATCTCACGTCTAACTAAATCTTTAAAACGCAGCGGTGAAGAAACAATCGACAAGGCTATGCCTAAAGCGGTGAAGCTGCTCGACCCAGAAGGTCGGGAGACTGCCTCGTTGGTTCAAGCTGGCCTTAATGGTCGTGGATTATCTGCCCAAGAGATTGAAACGATATTCCCACAGCTCGTCCAAGCGTTTGACTTTATATTTAGCGGCCCGTTGGGCAGGTATAGCTCACCTACCAATAATGTTGGGGATGGCAAAATAGAGATGCGTCCAATCAGTAACATTGGCGGCAGGTCTTGGCTCGACACTTTTATGCATGAATTAGGTCACGCAATCGAAGAGCAAAGCGGCTTGAGATATGCCGTTGGCGGTCTGAAAGAAACACAAGACCAAACAACCCTCGCCACTAGCGAATATGAAGATGGCAAAACTATAACGCCAGAAGACAGAGCAAAGGGTAAGGAGCTGCTGAAGAAGCTAGAAGCAGTCAGTCGTGAGAGACGGCCTCAGCATTGGCAAAGCATCGACAAAAACATGGCTGGGCTTTTGAATACATCACAAAAACTTGGTGTAAGTCTCAAAATACCTAGCGCAATGGAATTTGCCTACATGGGCGAATATTCGGAGTTCACAGAGTTCGCTGAACAATATCTTCAACAGATGTTCGATAACGGTCATGATATGACTGAGATGTCTACTATTTTGCCACAGATGAAGCGGCAGTTGGAGTATGTTTACAAACCAGCTGAGCTATCTGCAGATGCTCTAGCAATGTATATGACAAGTCCTGATTACATGAAAAAGCACCATCCAGAGGTGGCTGCTTATGTGCGCAGGTTTGTGAATAACAGCCCAGTATCTAAGTTCATAACCTTCCATTCAATCGCAGCAATGGTTGGTGCAGCTGGCATGACTAGCTTGCTTATGGGCATGGATGGTGACGAAGAAGAAAAAGGCATCCTGTCGCTAGGCTCAGGCGCACTCAGCAGCGCAGCTTAACAAACATCAAGGAGAACCTGATGCAGACATCAGCAACCGACCTTGTGGGGGTACTCACAAGCGTTGAGCGATTAGCTGTGTCTTCACTGACAGATGACGAAAAGGTTCTGGTGCTGGATGACATCAAAAGGTGCATCCCACCAGAGCAATTCTGCGTCCATTGTCTGAAGACAAGAGTAATCGTGATTAACAAAATCGAAGAGGCTATAAATGGGTTCAAAGCCACGCAAGCCAAGAGCGAAAAGCCCAAACAAAGTAGGGCAAGGAAGCCATCCACAGCGAAAACCAAAAAATAACTATTTTGTAACATTAATGCAGACCGAAGAGGGTCGAGCATTGAGGCGTGAATGGTCTAGAAAGCCACGCAAAAACGCTGGCAGACCACGTGGTGTTCCAGATGGCTACAGCAAGAAAGAAATAGAACCAATCAGAGCCAAGGTGAAAACCGAGGCTAAGAAGGTAGTAGAAATCATGGCAAAAGAATATGACATCGAAGATAAGTACGCTAAGGCTGCACTGGAAACGGCAGTCGAAGTTATGCGTATGGTAGGCGACAATAGAGAGCGTGTTGCAGCTGCCAGACTTGTCCTAGATTTTACCAAACAGAAGCCAGCATCTAAGAGCGAGGTGGCACTCAGCAAAGCTGAAGACTTCCTCAGCAGCCTAATAGAAGAAGATGGACAAGAAGCTCAGAGCAGTACGCAAGAAACTGCTCACTGACTTTCCGTTCTATGCAAAATCCGCTCTCAAAATCAGAACCAAAGAAGGCAAGGTTGCGCCACTGGTTCTCAATCCAGCGCAGCGAATACTACAAGCTGCAGTCAAAAAGCAGCTGGCTGCTGAAGGCAAGGTCAGAGTTATTATTCTGAAAGCCAGACAGCAGGGGCTATCAACTCATGTTGGTGGCTATCTTTACTTTTCCGTTTCACAAAACACAGCCCGAAAAGCGATGGTAATCACACACCATGCTGACAGTACACGTGCGCTGTTCGACATGACAAAGAGGTATCATGAAAACTGCCCCGAGATACTTAGGCCGCACACCAAATACTCATCAAGACGAGAGCTGTCTTTCGACATTATGGACAGCTCTTATGTCGTTGCGACAGCAGGTGGCGACAGCGTTGGGCGTGGTGAAACGCTAACGCACGTACACGCATCTGAGCTGGCGTTCTGGCCTAAATCCACAGCAGAAGAAATCTGGAATGGTTTGGCGCAAGCAGTGCCCAATACAAGAGGCACTGCGATATTTATCGAAAGCACAGCAAACGGTGTTTCAGGCATCTTCTATGATTTATGGCGTGGTGCAATCGAAGGCAAAAACGGTTATTTGCCAGTGTTTATTCCTTGGTTTACTGACCCCGACTACAGGGAAGCAGTGCCAGATAACTTTGAACGCACACCAGAAGAAGAAGAGTTAGTCGCTACATACAAACTAGATGACGAACAGCTGATGTTTAGAAGGCGCAAAATAGCGCAGAACGGCATCGATTTATTCAAACAGGAATACCCAGCTGAGCCAGATGAAGCCTTCCTGACAACAGGACGGCCCGTGTTCAATCCTGAGCAGCTGCAGGGATGTCTGAAAGACACCAGAGACCTCGAAGAGAGGCTGGCTTTGGAAACAGACGAATGGGTCAACCACTCACGTGGTGAATTACAGATTTACAGAAAACATGATGAAGGAGAACGCTATGTCGTGGGGGCAGATACTGCTATGGGCATCAAAGACGGAGACTGGTCTGTGGCCCAAGTTCTCGATAGTAAAAAGCGTCAGGTGGCTACGTGGCGTGGTCAGGTGCATCCAGATTACTTTGCGGAAGTCCTATATCACCTCGGTACGTATTACAATGAGGCTCTTATTTGTTGTGAGAACAACAGCCACGGCATACTCACTTGCACACGTTTGGGCAAGGACATGGCTTATCCTCATTTCTACACTGAGGTTCAGCACGATAAGACGACTGATAAAGAAACGGTTAAGCTCGGATTTACCACCACCGCAAAATCCAAACCTTTAGTCATTGACCAGCTTCGAGCTGCAATGCGTGAAGGCGAGCTGGAACTCAACGACAAAACAACAATTAGGGAAATGTTGACTTACATCGTGACCGAGACAGGAGCGATGCAAGCAGAACATGGCTGTCATGACGACTGCGTTATGAGCTTGGCCTTGGCTAACTATGTCCATGAAGGGGCGTGGGAAGCAGTCGAAACCCCCGAAGATTTATATACGGAAATGATTTAATATGGCTAAAATTGAAGACTACAAGGTCATGGATGAAGGCGACATCCTGAAGGCTCTTGAGCTGAACATTAAATCAGCTGTTGGGTACTACGATTCAGAGCTAAGCCAAGAACGCAAAAAAGTTACAGAATACTACAACGCTGAGAAGCCTAAACCAGCGCACGATGGCAACAGCAAATATGTAAGCCAAGATGTATGGTCTGGTGTTCAGTCGATGTCAGCATTGCTTCTTGAGACATTTGCAGCTGGTAACAGAATTGTGCGTTTTGCTCCACAAAATCCAGACGATGTGCAGACCGCAGAAATCTGCTCAGCTTATACAGATTATGTATTGCACCGACAGAATGACTTTTTCGATGTTGCACAGCAGGTCATTTTAGATGGGCTTATGGCTAGGGTAGGCGTTTGCAAAATCTTCTGGGAGATGATGACAGAAACTCAAGAAGAAGAGTTCGACAATCTAACCGAAGACGAGCTAGACCTTTTACTATCTGAAGAAGACCTTGAGCTGATTGACAGCGATACAAATGAAATTGGTCTGATGTCAGGCACAGTTGAACGCAAAATTGACGCTTCTAAGGTGTGCATCCTGCCTGTCAGTCCAGAGGAATTTATCATAGAAGCACAAGCTGCATCATTAGATACAGTTGACTTCTGTGCCCACAGGACACGCAAAAGCCTGTCTGAGCTGCGAGACATGGGCTATGACGAAGACAAAATCAGTCTTATTGGCACAGACCATGAGGACGTTGAGCTTGAAACTGACCCAGAAATACTGGCTAGGTTCGAGCAGATAGGCGGCAGCAGGAAAAACCATGCACATGGCTATATTGACCAAGTGCGTGAAGTGCTGGTCTATGAGGCTTACATCAATCTAGACCCAGAAGCGACTGGAACAGCCAGCCTGTATAAGGTTGTTAAAGCTGGCAATCAGATTTTGGAAATGGAGAAAGTCGATAGACGACCTTTCATCTGTTTCACACCACTACCGATAGCTCATAGCTTCTATGGCTCTAACTTTGCAGCCAAGCTGATAGCAACACAAAACGCTAAAACAGTTTTGACACGCTCAATCCTAGACCATGCAGTTATTACAAATAACCCACGCTATATGGTCGTCAAAGGTGGGCTTACTAACCCACGTGAGCTGATATCAAACAGGGTAGGCGGTCTTGTAAATGTATCTAGACCAGATGCCATCTCACCAATGCCACAGGCCAACCTCAACCCTTTCATATTCCAGACTATCGGGATGCTGGATGATGACAAAGAAGACACAAGCTCCATATCTCGCCTGTCACAAGGCTTGAACAAGGACGCTGTATCTAAGCAAAACTCAGCTGCAATGGTCGAGCAGCTGGCAACAATGAGCCAGCAAAGGGCCAAAATCATTGCACGTAACTTTGCTAACCAATTCTTAAAACCTTTATTTCATGAAGCCTATCGCCTGATTGTTGAAAACGAACAGGAAGAAAAGGTCGTGGATATAGCAGGGGGCTTCGTTCAGATTGACCCACGTAACTGGAAAGAGAAGCGTGATGTTATGGTCGAAATGAAGCTCGGCTATGGCGAACAAGAACGTGAATCACAAAAGTATCTGAGCTTGCACACATTGATGACACAAGACCCATCACTGCAGCCACTATACGGCATCCAGAACCGCTACAACATGATGAAGCAGATATTGGAGCAGCAGGGCATACTCAACGTGAATGAGTATCTGACCAGCCCAGAACAGTTGCCACCACCACAACCTGACCAGTCTGCACAGATGCAAATGCAGCTGACAGCAAAGCAGATGGAACTGCAGGAACGCCAGACAGCTGTGGCTGAACAGAAGGTGGCTACACAGGCAGAACAAGCAGCCGCAAAGATGGAGCTTGATGCTGTCAAAGCACAGTCACAATTCGCACTTCAGAGCGACCAGCAAGACCTGCGTGAAGCAGAGTTCGAGCATAAGGTAAAGGTCGATGAGGGCGAGCTGGAACTGCTGAAAACCACAGAGGACAGACGGGGTATCGTCAGTCCTACTGGTTAAAGCAACACTTTAAGGAGACCATTTTATGGAAAAAGAGAGCGACCTTATCCTGTTAGGGGATGAGGCAGAAGAACTATTGCAAAACAATACGTTCAACAAAATAGTAAATCAGCTGGTTGAAGAAACTTTTCAGCGTTTTGTTAATACGAAACCTGAAGAGCCAGACCAGCGTGAACAGTCCTATTACCACTACAGAGCATTAGTCGGAATTGTCCATACACTGCAACAGCGTGTGGCAGTTCGTGACGGCATTATGAACGAGCGTGGTAATGAGGCCAACGACAACAGTGGAGAATAAGCACTATGGATAACGTGCAGCAATCTCAGACAGAGCAGAAGCAAGTCTTTGACAACTTAGGCGATGCTTCAGACGCCCTTCTTAAGCGGTGGGAAGACGCTACAGAGCCATCTGACCAAGCGACTGAAGAGGCTACTGCAGAGGTCACAGAAGAGACAGAAGACCTCGAGCAGGAACAGGAGATTTTGGAAGAAGTCGAAATAGACGAAGAAGAGTTAGAGACAGACCCTGACGAAGAAGAGGAAGCACCAGAAGACACAGAAGAGACAGATGAAGAAGAGGCCGAAGAGCTTACTGACGAAACTCTGATTGATATTCTGGTTGATGGTGAAACCCAACAGGCATCTATCAAAGACTTAAAACGACTATACGGACAAGAAGCCAGTCTCACACGTAAGTCTCAAGAAGTCGCTGCCCAGCGCAAAGCGGCTGAAGATAATATCGGCAAAACAGATGCTATCCTGCAGCGGATGGTGCAGAAGGCTGAAGAACGCTACAAGCCATATTCTGAAGTTGACATGATTTTAGCTTCTAAGAATTTGGAAGATGCAGACTTTACCCAGCTGCGCAAGGAAGCTCAGGACGCACATGACGACCTGAAATTCATTAAAGAAGAAGCTGACCAGTTTTATCAGGGGCTACAGCAACAACAACAGCAGCAGCTGCAGGACGCTGCAAAAGAAGCTGTGCGTGTGTTGGAGCAGGATATCCCTGACTGGAACAACCAGCTTTATGACGATATCAGGTCATACGCTATAGGCATTGGATTACCTGAAGAACAGGTCAATTCCTACGTAGACCCTACAGTCATCAAGGTACTTAACAAGGCTCGTCTGTACGACCAAGCCAAGCAAGTAACTACGACTAAGAAAAAGCGTGTTGCCAAAAAGGTGCTGAAATCAAAGAAAGCACCGCCAAATGCAGCTCAGATGAAGGCCAAACGCATTGCAAGTGCGAAAGCCCGACTACAAGAGCGTGGCAACGATATAGACGATATAGCCGATGTACTTCTGCAGCGTTGGGAGCAATAACCCAAACTTAGAAGGACTAATCAAATGGCGGTTTACACCTCATATGACCAAGTGGGTAAAGCGGAAGACGTATCGGACATCATTACCGATATCACTCCGACTGATACCCCATTCTTCTCGATGATTAAATCTGAGAAGGTAAATGCACGTGTTTTTGAGTGGCAAGAAGACAGCTTAGCGTCTGCAGCCAACAATGCACAGGTTGAAGGTGCAGCATTTTCTGCTGGCACACTTTCAGCCACAACCATGAGAACAAACAATACTCAAATTCTGTCAAAGGTATTTGAGGTATCAGCAACAGCTGATGCTGTGAAGACTTATGGTCGTGCGAAAGAAACTGCTTATCAGATGTCAAAAGCACTCAAGGAAATCAAGCGTGACCTTGAACGTGCTTATATTGGCGTAGATAACGCAGCAGTAACTGGTAACGCATCTGGGCCTGTAGCCCGTGAAATGGCATCTGCAACGCAGCAGATTTCTACTGACGTAGATGCAGGAACTAATGCAACTGACCCTCTCACAGAAGCTAAGTTGCTTACACTGGGTGAAACTGTTTTCAATAACGGTTCTGACCCATCTGTGTTCATGATTAAACCAGCTGATGCGCAGATTGTTGCTGGCTTTACAGCTTCATCTGGACGCAATCGTACTTTCAACGATGGCAATACATCACTGGTTAATGTGATTGACCTGTATGTAAGCCCATACGGTGAGTACAAAGTTGTGTTGAACAGACACCAGCTGACCACTCACGCTTTCCTAATCGACCCAGCGATGTTCCGTTCATCTGTACTGCGTCCATTCGCACGTACTTTGCTCGGCAAGACAGCTGATGGCGACACTCATGCGGTTGTAGGCGAATACAGCCTTAAGCACATGAACTTCGCTGATTCAGGAATGATTAGCGGTCTCAGCTAAAGCTATTGAAGGCGAGGGGAGTGGGTTTGCTCTCCTTACCACCCCTTCGTCTTCTTCACC